GGTGCTTGATCAGTGCATATTCACTGAAATAAGGGCGTAAGGCGTTTAATTTCGATTGATAGCGGCCATCGAGTGGCGATAGCGCGTTGAGAGTGGTAAGCGACATAGAAAAAGCTCAGCCTTTACCTTACCCCTAATAGCGATTTCCGTTACCTAGGTAACGAATACTATGCTAGTATTCGTTACCCGCTAAACAGGTAACAAAAACAATGGGACGCCCAATGAAGGAAACAACCCTCTCCAACGCGGAAAGGCAGCGCAAGTTCAAAGAAGCAAAGCGCACTGGGGTAGTTCCAACCCCAAAAGAGATAACCATCCCCCCGCCGCGCGCCGTCAAGACGCGCAAACCGCGTTCTGACTCGGTAACTGCGGCGGTAAAGGCAATCGCTGCCGTTACCAAGAAGCAACACATGCCACCGGCGCACATGCGCTTGCCAGAAGGGTGGGAGCATTACTGGTTCGGCATCATGGACACCCGCGCACTGGACGACTGGACAAACCCCGAACTCGTACTGGCGGCCAACCTGTGCAAGCTGAACTGCATAATCGAGAGCAACGAGATGTTGCTTGAAGAGATGGAAGAGGAAATTCTCACCGACCACCTCGGCAAGATATTCATAAACCCACGAGTGGTGTACGTTGAGAAGCTACACACCCGCAAACTCGCGTTGATGCGCGCGCTACGCCTTGGGGGCATGGCTGCGGGCCGAAAAGAAGAGCTGGTCGCAGGACGGGTGCTGGAGGGCAACGCGCGCAAAATGATGCAGGATGAAGATGACCCGCACGGACTACTGGCATGAGCTGGCACAAAGAGTCAGCACACTCACGGGGTTATGGCATCGAGTGGCAACGCAAGCGCGAAGCGGTGCTGCGCCGCGACAAGGGGTTGTGCATGGTGTGCTTGGGCAAGGGTTTTGTCACGATGGCCACAGAGGTCGATCACATCATTGGCCGTGCAGAGGGCAAGCGCAAGAAAGTGCCGCCCGCGCAACTCGAATCGCTGCTTAACCTGCAATCTATTTGCAAAGAGTGCCACGCGATCAAGACAGCGAAAGAGGCGGGCGGGGTCGCGAGGCCAGTTACGGGACTCGATGGTTGGCCAATTTTGAAATAGTTGTGGTATAATGGCGCTTCGCGGGGACAGGGATTGCAAGCCTTTTGTCCGCCTCAATCGGAACGATTACCCGCGAGCCACCAACAACCATTGAGGGGTATCAGAATGAACTACCAGAAAATTTATCAAGATTTCATCGCATCGCGCCGCTTGCGCGAAGCCGATATTGTTGGCTATTCGGAGAAGCACCATATCGTCCCGAAGGCGCTCGGCGGCGGTAATGAAAAAGCGAATCTGATTCGGCTTACCCCAGAGGATCACTTCTTCGCGCATCTGCTGCTTGCGCGCATACACGGCAGGAAGATGTGGGCCGCCGTGGCTGCGATGGGTAATCTAGCCAGAACAGCCAGATGGGGGGATGCTCTTGGTGTGGTTAACAGACTTAAATTCGCGCACGTAAGGGCGGGGTTAGCTAGGCACTACAGGGAAGCGAATAAGGGTTTGAATAATCCCAACGCAGATAAAAACACGTATGAGTTAAAGCACATCGACGGGAGGGATGCGGCAGGCGGAAGACTTGAGTTAGAGCGCAAAACAGGGGTCACAGGGCAGCAGCTAACGACGTTAATCCACGGAATTAGAAAAACAGCTTGTGGTTGGTATTGCACAGCGCACAATCCGTTCGGTAAAACGGGCGCGCAGCGCATGTCAGAAGCTAAGAGATCAAAAGATGTCTACGAGCTGCACCACATAAACGGCGCTACGTGGAGGGGTACAAAACATGATTTCTTTAATGAGTTCGGTATAAGGCTATCGATCACCAAGACCCACAAAAATGTAGTCGGCTGGTATGAAAAAGAGGAGGATGCGCTTAACCACCACGCGCGCCGAAGGCAGATAAGTATCAGCAACTCGGAGTCGCGTGGCAATATCTCAGGGCGCAATAACCCAAACGTTGATAGAAACGAATACCGAGTTTTCTCTACGGTTACGAACCAGGCTAAGACAGGCACAAGATTAGATATAGCCGAGTTTTTTGGGGTATCGAGGCAAGAGATAGGGGTCTTAGTAACAGGGGTGCAAAAAATATCAAAAGGACTCCGATTATGTTGACACGCGGCGAAAAAGTTTGCTTATTTTTCACAACGTATCTCGTTTACCCAGAAGGGGAACACGTCGGCAAACCGTTCAAACTTGAGGAGTTCCAGCGCAATTTCCTCCTAAGTATTTACGATAACCCGCACGGAACGCACACAGCCATACTCAGTCTGGGACGAAAAAATGGAAAAACAACTCTAGCAGCAGGGATATTACTCGCGCATTTGGTTGGGCCGGAGGCTTGTCAAAATTCACAAATTTTGAGCGGTGCGCAAAGCCGCGATCAGAGTGCAATTATTTTCGATCTCGCATCTAAAATGTGCGCCATGTCCCCGAAGTTATCCTCGCTGGTGCGCGTACAACCGTCTGGTAAAAGGTTAATCGGGTTGAAAAAGAATGTTACCTACCGTGCGCTATCCGCAGAAGCAAAAACAGCCCACGGGCTGAGTGGTAAACTGATTTTTATCGACGAGTTAGCCCAAGTGGTCGGGCCAACAGACAAGTTTGTGGAAGCACTTACAACCTCGCAGGGCGCGTACTCTGAGAGTCTGCTGATAACCATATCGACGCAAGCCCCAACAGCCAATGACATGCTATCCACATGGATAGACAACCAAACGAATGCACCAGACCCTCGTGTTGTGTGCCACGTCTATGCCGCCCCTGAAGATTGCGCGCTCGACGACCGCGAGGCGTGGAAGGCAGCCAACCCCGGACTCGGTATTTTTAGATCGGTAGCGGACGTTGAGAGGCAGATAAAGCAGGCGATGGATATGCCCGCCAACGAACCGGCGGTGCGTAATTTGATACTGAATCAGCGCGTGGAAGCAGACAGCCCTTTCGTCCCCCGCTCGGTGTGGGAAGCCAACGGTGAATCACCCGGCGACAAACCAGTCGGCAAAGTATGGGCAGGGCTAGACCTCTCGGCAGTGGCGGATTTGACCGCTTTTGTGGTTGTGGACTCCCTCGGCGGTGTTTTCCCAACATTCTGGCTGCCGCACGAGGGTTTGAAGGAGAAATCACGCAAAGAGAAGGTTCCTTATGATTTATGGGAAAGGGAAGGACTTTTGCTCACAACTCCCGGAAAAGCCATCGAATACGAGCACGTAGCCGGGTTTTTGCGCACCTTTTTTGACGAAAATGACGTCCAGGCGGTAGGCTTCGACCGGTTTTTATACAATTTTCTTAAACCGTGGCTGGAGAAAAAAGGCTTTTCTGAGGCAGAATTGGAGAAATTCATACCTTTTGGGCAAGGAACCGTGTCACAAACGCCAGCATTGCGCGAATTGGAAGTCAAGCTCTGTAATCACAGCCTAAAACACGGCAATCACCCTGTTTTAAGCATGTGCTGCGCCAACGCGAAGGTAGTAGGCACGACCGATTGTAGAAAGTTCGACAAAAAGAAGCAACGCGGCAGAATCGACGGAATGTCTGCCTTGGCCAATGCAATCGGCGTAATGCCGACAATTCCAGAAGATTTGACATCTATCTATGATACCCAAGGGGTGTACATTGGTTAAAAGTGTGATATATTCAGCCGAGAACTATATTTAGGGGTGCTGCTGCATGGGCTTTTTTGACAGAATCTTCGGCGTTCGCGCCAGCGCAGGCAACATCGGCCCCCCAAGGGATCCTGTCGTGGCAGCCTGGTTCGGCGGCGGTAGCCAGTCATCGTCCGGTATAAATGTGACCCCCGATACCGCACTGACGGTAACTGCTGTTTATCGCGCAGTCTCCTTGCTTGCCCAGACATACGCATCACTACCCCTCGGCGTGTACAAACTGATGCCGAATGGCGGAAGCGTTCTCGACATCGAGCACCCGCTCCAGTACACCCTCACCAAGCGCCCGAACAAGTGGCAAACAAGTTTTGAATGGCGCGAAATGCAATACGCACAGTTCGCCCTTCGCGGTCGTTGCTACTCCGAGATCATCTCTACAGGCGGCAAGTCTGTGTCACAACTCATCCCGCTGCACCCCGATCGCGTGCGTCCGTTCCGCGCACCCGACGGTAAGTTGGCGTTCGAGTATTCGCCGCTTGAAGGCCCGACGCGCATCATCCTGCAAAAAGAGATGTGCTACCTTCACGGCTTGACGGTCGGTGAAGATGGAGTCACCCCTTTGTCGCCCATATCCGCCGCTGGGCGCGAAGCGATTGGTAATGCGCTGGCGATGCAGGAACACAACGGTAAATTATTCGCCAACGGCACACGCCTCGGCGGCTTGCTCAAGATGCCGGGACACTTGGCGGACGACACCAAGCGCAAAGGGCTTCTCGACGGCTGGAATCGCGCCTTTGGGGGTACTCGAAACACGGGTAAAACCGCATTACTGGAAGATGGTTTGGAGTGGCAAGCACTCGGCATGACCAGTGAGGACGCGCAGATTATTGAAACCCTACAATTCAGCATTGCCGACATAAGTCGCGTATTTGATGGGATTCCTCTCCACATGCTGTCCGAGCTGTCAAAATCGACCAATAACAATATCGAGCACCAAGGAATTTCGTTCGCCACACACACGATCCGCCCCGGCGCAGTGCGCCGCGAAGAAGCCCTCGAACGCGATCTGCTCTACGGCAAAGACGCAGTGACGCACTGCATCAAATTCGACCTCGACGGCCTGATGCGCGGAGACGCAGCCAGCCGAGCCGCGTATTACACCAGTGGTTTAGCCAACGGGTATTTGTCCCGCAATGAAGTGCGCATCGAAGAAGGCATGAACCCGTCTAGCGATGTAGGTATGGACAAATTTTTCTCACAATTAAACATGACAACTGTTGATAAAATAGGTACAATGGAACCTTCCAAACTACCTACGCCACCCGGCGAAAACCAAAATGACAGCGCAAAATGAAACAGAGCAACGTGCGAAAAGGAATGCAAGGGCGCGCGAAAGATACCAACAGAACAAAGAAAAATATGTAAAAAGGTCAAACGACTGGTATCACGCGAATAAAGAAAAATCTCTAGCGTCCACAAAAGCGTGGCGGGCGAATAACCCTGAAAAGGCGCTGCAAACAGGGAGGAACGCAATAACTAAACAACGCGCGGTACGTCCTCGAAAAATACTGCTGTGCAACATGCGGATGAGTGCGAGGAAAAGGGGTTTGGAGTTTTCCATAACAGAATCCGACATAGAGTGGGCCACCCACTGCCCTGTATTTGGTGTAGAACTTACATACTTCGCGAAGGGCTGCCGCACTCATAATTCCGCATCTTTTGATCGGTTCGATAATTCCCTTGGGTACATACCGGGGAATGTAAGGGTAGTATCTTGGAGGGTAAACGAACTGAAGAGAGACGCGACGGTAGAAGAGATGCGCAAGGTTCTTACCTACATGGAATCATTATTCTTGACAGCTTTGCTCTAATGGGTTATTTTGCTGAAAATTGAAGGGCTACCATGACAAAAGAACGCGAAGTACGCACAATCTGCACGGAACTGCGCGCGATGCCGCAGGACGGCAAGCCGTCTAAAATCTGCGGGCACGCGGCGAACTTCAATTCGTTGTCGCAAGACCTCGGATATTTCAAAGAGCAAATAGCACCTGGGGCTTTTCGGAAATCACTCCTGAACGCCGACGTGCGCGCCTTGTGGAATCACGACGCAAACATTGTCCTCGGTCGCAACAAATCCGGCACGCTCACCCTACTCGAAGATTCACAAGGTCTGTATTTCGAGATCGACGCGCCCGACACGCAGCTTGTGCGTGATATGGTTATCGGCCCGATCACACGCGGCGACGTGAGCCAGTGCTCATTCGGGTTCTACACGATTGCGGATCATTGGGAGGACATAAACGGGCAAGTTATTCGCACGTTGCTGGAGGTCGAATTGCTTGACGTGTCGCCCGTTACCTATCCGGCGTACCAAAGCACCGACTGCGCGATGCGCTCGGCGCAACACATCTCCGAAGAAACGAAGCAGCATCTCGGTTTCGCTACCGAGATTTTGCGCAAGAGATTGGATTTATCGGTTTAAGAGTTTCAAGCTGGCACTCCACTTTTCCGCGCGGGCGGTGGATGCTTCTAACAAGGTGTTCCATGCCCGCGCAAAAACTAACGTCTTGATGACGCCGTAGAAAGGAAAGACCATGAGCAAATTGCAAGAAATGCGCGACGCACGCGGTAAGGCTATTGCCGATGCCCGCACCATTCTGGACAAAGCTGACGCGGAAAAGCGCAGCCTGTCTACCGAAGAATCCGCCCAATACGACACCGCCTTCGCAAAAGCCGAAGAACTCCGCGCAAGCATCACCCGCGAAGAGTCCTTGGCAACTGCCGAGCGCGATGCCGCAGAAGCCTCTTTGCGCAGCAAGGATGCGAACAAAGATGTCAAGTCGGGCAAGTCGGTTGACGACGAAACCCGCGCGCTGGGCCGCACCGGCACTGAAGAGTACAACTCGGCGTTCGGTCGTCTGTTGTCTCACGGCGCACGCAGCCTGAGCGACGCAGAAACCCGCGCCTTGCAAGCTGACTCCGACACCACTGGCGGCTTCACCGTTGCGCCGATGCAGTTCGTGAACAAGTTGCTCAAGGACGTGGACAATTTGGTGTTCATCCGTCAGCGCGCAACCAAGTACACATTGGCCTCGGCTGCTTCAATGGGCGTACCTACCCTGGCGAACGACATTTCCGATTCCGACTGGACTACCGAGCTGGCTACCGGCAATGAGGACAGCACCATGTCCTTTGGCTTCCGCGAGCTGAGTCCTCAACCACTGGCAAAGCGTATCAAGCTGAGCAACAAGCTCTTGCGCATGTCCACCATCGGTGTTGAAGCTCTGGTGCGCGCGCGCATGGCCTACAAGTTCGGTGTGAGCCAAGAGAAGGCGTTTATGACCGGCAACGGCGTAAACCAACCGCTCGGCCTGTTCACCGCATCCGCAAACGGCATCCCGACCTCGCGCGACGTATCGACAGGCAACACCGCCACCAGCCTGACGTTCGACGGCCTGATCGAAGCCAAGTACAGCCTGAAGGGGCAGTATTGGAACAACGCTGACTGGATTTTCCACCGCGATGCGCTGAAGGGGCTTACCAAACTGAAGGACGGCGAAGGCCAATACATCTGGCGCGAGTCCGTGCGTGATGGCGAAGCCGACCGCTTGCTGGGTCGCCCGATCATCATGTCCGAGTACGCTCCAAACACCTTTACGGCTGGCCTGTACGTGGGTCTGTTGGGCGACTACTCGAACTACTGGATCGCTGACGCGCTGGACTTCCAAGTTCAAGTGCTGAAGGAACTGTACGCCGAGACGAACCAGACTGGCTATATCGGCAGGCTCGAAACGGACGGAATGCCAACAGCTTCTGAAGGGTTTGCCAGAATTAAGTTAGCGTAAAAATTATGTTCGTGTGATATAATGTTCTCTGGTTTTTTTTACCGGGGAACATTATGACAAAATACTCGGAGATGTCTGAGGATGAGAAACGCGAATATAATCGTCTTGCCCAAGTTAAGTATCGTGAAAAGAACCACGATTTAATACTTGAGCGTAGGCGTAAAAACTATCAGGATAACATCGAGGAAGAGCGGATTAAGCGGGTTGAGAAATACGACCCTGAGTACGCTAGAAAGTATTATCTAGCGAATAGGGTAGAAATTCTGGCAAGAACCAAGGCGTATAACCAAGCCAACCCAGAATTGAAAAGAAAGAGTAGCCGAGCATGGTATGAAGCTAACACCGAGCGGAAATCAGCTCTAGATAAAAAGTGGCGCGATGCTAACAAAAGCGGCATTACAGCAAAGCGACACGCCCGCGAATGGAAGCTGAAGCATGAAGTATGGGCACAGTACGGTGGCGCGAAATGTGCGTGTTGCGGGGCTGCTGAACAAGAGTTCTTGACGGTAGATCACGTAAACGGCGGCGGCGGGAAACACCGTAAAGAGATTAGAGAAAACGGAAGTCATAATATTTATACTTGGCTGAAAAAGCATAAATACCCTGACAAGCATGAGTACCGTGTATTATGTATGAATTGTAATTGGGCGTTTGGCATGTACGGTCGTTGCCCACACCACCCGACCGAAACTAATGAAGGAGAATCACCATGCAATTAACAAATGACGTAAAAATCACCGTTGTCAGCCCTTCCGCTGTTGCGGCGCAGACCGCGATCAATAGTTCCGTGCTGGACATGCAAGGCTACGAAGGGGTTATGTTCATCGCACTGACTGGCGATGTCACAACCGCCTGCGAATTGACCTTGACCGCGAAGGGCAATACCGCCAGCAGCGTATCCAGCCCTGCCCCAGTCACGCAGAAGGCCACCACGCTGTTCACAGCGGACGGCACAAGCGCGGATGACAAGGCACTGATTGTGGACGTGTACAAGCCCGCACTGCGCTATGTGTTCGCTAACTTGACCCGTGCCACGGCCAACGCCGTCATCGGCGGCATCATCGCTATCCAGTACCAAGCTGGCAACAGGCCAACCACTAACGATGCAAGCGTTATCGCATCGGCACTGGGGCTGGGCGTAGCAGCGTAACACCTCGGCGGGGAGAAATCCCCGCTCCACATTTAGGAGAACAACATGGCTGCTGATCCAACATACCTTCCGAAAATCCAACACCGTGATGGCGGCGACACGCTGGTTGTTGCATCTGGCGGCGTTCTCGACATCGAAACTGGCGGCGCACTGACCGTCGCAGGTATTGACGTTACCGCAGAAGTTCTTGCGCTCGACGGACAACTGGCGACCGCTGCTGAGATCAACCGCGCTGCTGACGTATCGACGCGCATTGTCACGATCCTTGCCACCGGCGCGATCACCGAAGTTGACCATGAAGGTAAAACCTGCTTGCTGGCTGACGTTGGCGGCGATACCGCCGTCACGCTGACCCTACCTGCGGCTACCGGCGGCGGCGGGCGCTACCGTTTCGTGGTTGACGTGGTGAACACATCAGGCTACGTCATCAAAGCGGTCGCTGGCGCTGACGTGTTCCTCGGTTCGATCCTTGGCAACGACGGTGGCGGCGTTACAACCCCGCTGATCTGGCGCGCGGGCGCAACCGACGACACGTTGACCTTGAACGGCACAACCACCGGCGGGGTATTCCGGGGAAACTGGGTCGAGTTCGAAGACATCTCTGCAACGGGCTGGGCGGTACGCGGCGTAGTTGACCAGAGCGGCACTGAAGCCACACCATTCAGCGATACGGTTGCATAATGAGCTACGCGCAACGGCTTACGGTTCAAGTTACAACTGCGGCGGACGGTTCGGCAACCGCGTACAGCGACGTAGTAACAGGTAAAATATCTCAATTCCGGTACACGAAGGTTGACTTTGACAACGGCTCTACCTTCACAATCACCTCAGAAGCCACAGGCGAAACCCTGTGGACTGAAACTGGCGTAAATGCCAGCGCCACCCGCGCACCGCGCCAAGCGACTCACAGCACAGCGGGTGTCGCTGCGCTGTACGTCGCTGCGGGAACTGCGGTGAACGACAAGATCGCACTGGCGGTTGATCGCATCAAGATCGTCATCGCGTCTGGCGGAAACGTCAAGACCGGGGTTTTTCACATCGTACTCGAATAGGAGAATCACATGCCTGCAATTACCGCAACATCAATGCTCGGAGCCGGATCGCGAGTCGTCACCCAGACTACGCTGAACGGTACGGATAGCTTTACCTACAACCCGACCAAGAACCCCGTGATGATCTTGGCGAACACCACCGGCGCGCCGATCACCGCTACGTTCGTCGGTTCTACGGCCACCACTGTGTCGTTCGACGGCGTACCGAGTGTGAGCGTCGCCGCAGGGTACGCCACAACCGCCATCGCGGCCACGACCGGCGTCGTCGCCGTACCGCTGAACACGATCAAGGAGTATCTGCGCGGTACGCTGACCATCACCGGCGGCACCGGCCTGACTGCCACCTTGCTGGAGTATTAAGCCATGATCGTCAAGATGCTGACGCAAGAATGCGGCCCCGCCGGCAGCTTCGGAATCGGGGAACTGCGCACGGTAAGCGACGAGCACGGCTACATGCTGGTGGACACGAAGCACGCCGAACTGGTGTCTTTGAGCCAGCCGGAACGCGCCGAAGCTGCTGCCGAAGCTGCTGCTGCTGCCGAAGCCGCTGCTGCTGCCGAAGCCGAAGCCGAAGCCGAAGCCGAAGCCGAAGCCGAAGCCGAAGCCGCCGCTGCCGCTGCCGCTGCCGAAGCCGCCGCTGCCGCTGCCGAAGCCGCCGCTGCCGCTGCCGCTGCCGAAGCCGCCGCCGCCGCCGCTGCCGAAGCCGCCGCTGCCGCTGCCGAAGCCGCCGCGCTGGCGGGGGATGAAGCGGCTAACTTGGCAGAGCACGACAAGCAAAAAGCCGACGCAGCACGGCCACGCAAACCCGCGCGTCGATAAATGTCCTCGCTCACGCTGTACGCAGCCCCCGCCGTTGAACCGCTCACCGTTGCGGAAGTCCTGCAACGGGGGCGGATCGACGCAATGAACCAAGAGATACCGCCGAGTACGTTCACGGCGGCACTCGCGGCTACACCAATCGCGGGCAACGTCAACGCGGGTGCGCACCGGTACAGCGCCACCTTCGTAACCGCAGACGGTGAGACACAAGCAGGCGGCATCTCCGCGCCCGTGACGGTCGTGGATGCCGGGGTAAACGGCAAGGTTGAACTCTCCGCGATCCCCATCGGCGGATCGCTTGTCACAAGCCGCAAGCTGTACCGCACAGCGGCGAACGGCAGCACTTATCTGTTGCTCGCCACCATCGCCAACAACACCGCGACAACGTACACGGACAATACCGCAGATGCCTCCCTTGGCGCGCAAGCGCCAACCGTAAACACGACTGGCGACCCCGAGATCACGGCACTCATCAAGACTGCCCGCCACGCCGCCGAGGGGTACACCCGCCGCGCGTTGGTGACTCAGACTTGGGACTTGAAGCTGGACAGCTTCCCGTACTGGACGATCAACGTGCCGAAGCCGACGCTGCAATCTGTCACCTCTATCACCTACATCGACGCGGACGGCGCAACGCAAACACTCGCCGCAGACCAGTACCTCGTAGACACATCCAGCACTCCCGCGCGCATCACGCCCGTATTCGGCGGCGTATGGCCCGTTACCCGCTGGCAGAACAACGCCGTGACGGTGCGGTTCGTCGCGGGCTACGGCCTCGCCGCCGCCGTACCGGACGGCATCAAGGCGTGGATGATCTTGCGCGTCAAGCACCTGTTCGACAACTCGGACATTGTGAGCGTCAGCGCACGCGGCCAGATCGCCGAGATGCCTCGCTCACTTGTGGACGGGATGTTGGACGAGTACATTGTGCCGGACTTTAACTGGGAGCATTAAATGACAACACCTTGGAATCCAGATGGAATTTGGGCGAACGAGACAGTCGCCATTCTCGGCGCTGGCCCTGACATGACTGCCGAACTGGCGATGACCGCCAAAGGCTTCAAAACCATCGCCGTGAACCGCGCTGTGAAATTCGCACCGTGGGCGGATATGTTCGTTGCCCTCGATCCGCACCACCCATTCTGGGAGGAGAAAGATAATGTCGGATTCAAAGGCATCGCTGTGTGTGGAGTGCCATGCGACATCGACGCGATGTACGCTGGAATGTTTTATGAGCGTGTGGCGATGTCCGACGGGCACAAGCTGGAGGTGCGCAACAACGCGCTGGCGGCTCTGCGTATCGCGGCTCGCGCTGGCGCGGCGAAGATTCTCCTCATCGGTTTTGACACGGCGCGCTACGAATTTGTACATCGGGAAACTGGCTTTCATGGTTTGACAGAGGGACTCGCGCAGATCACCGCCGAACTCCGCGCGGTGGGGATCGTCGTTGAACAGATTGATACGCCGAACCAAAAACCAGGAACGTATCCCCCTCGCAGGGGCGAAGTTGTTGATGCTAAAACATTTCCCCAAGTCGCCCAAAAGAAAAAATGAACGTGGCGGAGCCGATACCAAATAACTTCTATGTCTACCTACACAGTAGGATAGGCACAGGGGAGCCTTTTTATATCGGAAAAGGAAAGGGTAAAAGAGCGCACAGCCGCGCTGGGCGCAACCAGTATTGGGATAGGATTGTAAAAAAAGATGGCGACTTTTATGTCTCCCTTTTGTCTGGCGGAGTCGATGAAGAATTCGCGATGCTGCTTGAGATAGAGGCCATAGCGTTATTCCGAGCGAGGGGCTGTACCCTCGTAAATATGACCGACGGCGGGGATGGCGCATCAGGGCATCGCCCGTCAGATGAGTCGCGCGCAAAAATGTCGGAATCCAGTTATATGAGAGGAAAGCCCGCATGGAATCGCGGATTACCCGCATGGAATAGGGGTAAGAAAACACCAGAAGAGGTGCTCGATGTGCTATCGAGGATTCGTAAGGGGAAGAAATTAACGGAAGAGCATAAAACGAACATATCCTTGGGAGCGAAAGGGATAAAAAAGACAGAAGAATGGAAGCGTAACCTCTCACTGTCGAAAAAAGGCAAATCTACCTGGCGCAAAGGTAGACCCTTATCCGAGGAGCACAAAGCAAATATTTCTAAAGCACTACTCCTTAGGAAGAAAAAATGGCAACTTACAACACCCGAGTAAGAATCGAGCGACCCATCGCTGGAGTCGATCCCGTCTACCAGACACCGACCGTGACGTGGACGCACCCGCATGGGCTGAGATGGTGGACAAGTTGCCGAGTCGCGATGAGGCTACGCTGGACACCATCGCGTTGAGCAAGATACGCACCCGCCTGAGGTTTCGTTATAGGCACGATATAGATGCCTCGATGCGCTTCATCATCATGCGTCCGAGCGAAACTGTGTGGAGCATAATTGGCGGGCCTGCCATGATTGGAAACAAGAGCCAAATCGAATTCCTTTGCGAAAAGGTGTCGAGCTAAATGGCCGAGCGGAACATACATTTTAAGGGCATGTCGGACTTGAGCAAGTTCCTCGACACGCTCGCGCCCAAGCTGCAAGCAAATGTTCTTCGCGCAGCCCTCTCGCAAGGCGCGAAGATCGTTCGGGATGCCGCCGTTGCGAACTGCCCAGTCGGCCCGCCCGGACGCGAGAACGCGCGCATCTATGGCGGGTACGCGGGCGCGTTGCGCGACAGCATCCGCTACGGCTCGCAAGTACGGATGCGCAAGGGTAAGGTCGTCGCCTACGTGCGCGCGGGCGGTAAGGCGCGCAACAAGAAGGCGGACACCTACTACGCAAAGTTTGTCGAGTACGGCACAATGCCGCACGGCAACCACCCCGGCACGACCCCGCAGGCATACCTGAGGCCGGCACTGGACACAGAATCGGAACGCGCCTTGGCGGTGATCGCCAATTTCATTAAGCATCGGTTAGAATCTCGTCACGGGCTTGACACAAGCGCCGTGGTACTTGGAGAAGAGACGTGAGCGGCACCGCAGTCATCAAATCGCTCTTGAGCGCCAACGTCGCGCTGATCGCGCAAGTTCCCGCCGCGCGTATCTTCGTCGGCGATGTGCCGCTGAACACCACACTACCCGCTATTTCGGTGAAGATGGTTAGCGGCGTGCAGCGCAACACAATCGCCATGACGGAGACCAAGACGGTGGTGGAACGGGTGCAGGTGACGCTGCTGACCAAGACCTCCACGCAAGGCCCGATATGGCCTTTGATCCGCGCTGCGCTGCCCGTCAGTCGCGGCACGGTGAGCACGTTCGAGGTGGACAGCATCCTGCCCGATACGGCGGGGCCGGACATGTTCGACCAAGTTGCAATTATTTATCAACAAAGCAATGATTTCATGGTACGATTCGCGCGGTAAAGTTTCACCCGGACTCTAACGCAGGGATGCGCCGAGACGGTTTTCAAATCATCATCGCCTTGGGGCGACATGAAAGGAGCTTCAAATGGCACAACGCACAATCATCAACTCCGCCGCTGGCGCAACTCTGGCTATCTCGGCATCCCTCCCAGCAACCTACGACGCAGCGGGCTACGCCGCAACGACTATCGTTTATACGGCAGTCGGTGAGGTGGAGAACTTCGGCAACCACGGCGTAACCGCCACGGTGACTGAGTTCACACCAGTCGATACTTCGGTCGTGACGAAGGTCAAAGGCTCGAAGAACTACGGCACGAAGTCAATCACCCTCGGCTCAATCCCCGGCAACGCGGGTCAAGTAATCCTGAAGGCCGCATCGGAATCCACTGCGCGCTACAGCGTCAAGATCACGTATCCGGATACCAGTGTGCATTATTTGGATGTGCTTGTTTCCAAGTACGAGCAGCAAGACGGTGCAGTGAACGACATCCAGAAGATTTCTTGTGATTTCGCCGTTTGCAGAGTACCTGTAATCGTCGCACAAGTTTAACCGAGCATAGGCGCGGGCGTGTCTCCTTAGTGGGAGCGCGTCCCGCGTACTAGCAACACCCGTCGCGCGGTTCGCGCTGCGCGACACTTATTTCACCACTAAGGAGAATCAAAATGTTTGACATTAAAAAACTCGCAATCGCGCAAACCGCTACCATGCCTCTTCGGGATGCTTCCGGTGAGAAGCAATTCGATGATAAGGGCAATGCTTTGAGCATTACCGTTTACAGCCCAGGCTCGAAGCAATTCCAGCAAACGAAGCACGTCGCGGAAGAAAAGAACTCAACCCGCATGGTTGCCAAGATGCAGGGCAAGCAAGACGGCAAGATCAACTGGAGCGACAAGCTGGATGAGCGTGCGGTGCAGTTGGCAAACTGCACGGTGTCCTTCAACGGTTGGGGTGTTGAGGGGGTAGTCGGGCATGAACTGTTCAAGAAGGTGTACAGCGACATCGAACTCGGCCACATCGCCGATGACGTGGAGAAGTTCATCAACGAACGGTCAAATTTTATGACGGTATCCGCGCCGCTGTAATCGAGTATGTTCGGCACACCGCCTGGTTGCAGGCGGTGCCGGAAGCACCAGATAGCAAGACGGAAAAGAAGAATCCCTCGCGGATGAAGCAGTTTAAAAAAGAAGGTGTCGAAGTAACGATGCCTGAATGCGAAGCGATGTACCTTGTGTCGTATTTGTTTGAGATCGGCCCGACACTGCCGAACGGGGTGGGGGATGCGCCGCTGACCCACACCGAGATCGAAGCGTGGCAACGCAACACCGGAATAGAACTTCAATCATGGGAGGCACGAGTGATTCACGCATCATCTTTGGCCTACCTCTCCGAATCGCAACGCGCTACCAAGCCCGACGCAGAAGCGCCTTGGGCTGACGCTCCTTACCTGAAACAACAATCGAATCTTGTGGCGTTGCGGATGCAGCAAGCGATGGTGGAATTAAGTAATTTGTAAAAGCAGATTGTGGTATTATCGCGTAAGGCTAAATTGGTGAAAACTTAATGGCACTCCGCTTTTACACATACCAGCATCGGCGCGCATCGGACGGACAGATATTCTACGTCGGTAAAGGGCACGCCAATCGCGCCTACGCTACTCAAAGCAGGAATAAGCACTGGCATAACGTGGTTGCGAAGCACGGCGTTATTGTAGAGATAATCGCGTACTTTTTTTCGGAGGAAGCATCCTTCGACCACGAAAAATCCCTGATCGCTGAATACCGAAAACTCGGACAGCCGCTGTGCAATTTGACGGACGGCGGTGACGGTGTTTCGGGAATGGTGCATTCAGCAGAATCCCGTGCGAAGATGGGAGTGTCACAGAAGTTAAGAGCACCACCCAGCGATGTGACAAAGGCAAAAATCTCGGCGGCGGGGATGGGCCGGGTTTGCTCTCCTGAAACCCTTGCAAAACGCTCCATATCAAAAAAAGGCTTTAAGCACTCCGCAGAAGCAAAAGCCAAAATGTCCGCTGGGCATAAAGGTAAAAAGTTAAGTTCGGAGCACAAGGTAAAATTAGCCATAGCGCGTAAAGGGCGGGTGTTGAGCGCGGAAACGAAAGCAAAGATTGGTGCAGGCAACTCTGGCAAAACACCCAGCGAGGAAACTCGCGTGAAAATGTCAGCGGCTCACAAGGGTAAAAAACCAACAGATGAAGCGCGCCGAAATCTCTCCGAAGCATTAAAAGGGCGCGTGGTCAGCGAGGAAACTCGCGCAAAAATAGCAGCGTCGAACACTGGTAAAAAACACAGCGCCGAGACGCGATTAAAAATATCCACTGTGCAGACCGGCAAGGTGCTAAGCGCCGAAACAAAGCGCAAGATAAGCAACGCGCTTAAAGGAAAAATAGTTTCCGAAGAAACGTGCGCTAGGATAAGTGCGGCTAAAAGAGGGTTGCCAAAATGCTAGCAGGGGTTCTTGAGCTTCAGTTGATGGCAAATCTTGCCTCACTTTCCACTGATCTCAAACGTGCGGAAAGGGTTGTCCAAGATTCAACAGATAAGATGGGTCGCAGCGTATCGACCCTCGAATCAGCATTCGGTCGTTTGGGTAGCACACTATCCCTCGCCGTAGCCTTCGATACCGTGCGCCGCCTCACGGACGACTACCAAAAATTAACGGCTCAGTTGCGCATCGCAACACACAGTCAAGCAGAGTACGCCCAAGGGCTTGCTGACGTGCGCCGCATATCAACGGTAGCGCAAAGCGACATCAACGCGACTACCATGCTCTACAGCCGCCTGACAAACGCGCTCTCACAGCACGGCGCAACCCAGAAGCAGGTTTCTAACGTGACCGAAGCGGTTTCGTTGGGCTTGAAGGCGTATGGAGCAACGGCAACGGAAGCGTCCAGCGCGATGCTGCAACTCTCGCAAGCGTTCGGCGCTAACCGGCTCGGCGGCGAAGAGTTCCGCGCCGTGTCTGAGTCCATGCCGAACATGATGAAGGTACTCGCCGCCAGTATGGAAGTACCTCTATCATCTCTCAAAGCCCTCTCTGCCGAAGGCAAGATCACTTCTGAAGTAATGATGAAGGCATGGGACAACCCCGCGCTGATCGAAGCGTTGCTCAAGCAAGCCGACCTGACACGCACGATCACCGGCGAGTTCGCCGTGCTGCGCAACAACATCAAGATGCTGGTGGGCGAGTTCATGGGCGCGTCGGGCAGCACGGGCGGGATTACGTCATCCATCCGCTTGATGTCTGATGCGATAAAAACACTCGAAGAAAATCTCAAAACAGTTTTGCTCGCGGTAACAACCTTGAGCTTGGCTTACGCCGGGCAGTTCATCGTGAATATGATTCGCGGAATCAGCCTGACGATTGCGCACACAGAAGCATTACGGATGAATGCCTTGGTTGACCTACGCTCCGCGCAAACCGCTGAGGCATTAGCACTGGCGAAGTATTCAACCGCCACCGCTACTGCCGCAAGCACAGTGTCGTTGCTGCGCAATACAATCGCAACAGCCACCGTGACCGAAGTTACGTTGGCGAAAGCCGTTGCGGATAATGCAGCAACCGTTGCGCAACTCTCCCATGCGCGAGCGGCTGGAATACTGAGCGGGCATTTGTACATCGTCCGTCAAGTCGAAGCGGAATTAGTCGTAGCAACATCTGCACTTGCTGCGGCAACCGACGCACACTCGGTAGCCACCGCGCGGCAAATAAGGTTGCAGGCCGCGTTGATCGCGGAAGATAAAGCAGCAACCGCCGCGCGCGCTCAGTTGACCTCAGCAACGGCAGCAACCGCCGCCGCGCAAAACGCAGCAACAGCAAGCACTCTCGGCAACATCGCCGCAATCGGAGTCGCGATGCGCACAGCTATCATGGCAAACCCGATCCTCGCAGCGGCCACCGCAATCGGCTTGATCGTGGTCGCCATAGCGAACTGGAAAGACATCGTTGATAGCAGCAAGGCTTCGCTCAAGTGGTTCCAGGAGGACTTCCTCGGCGGGATGGAATTCCTCGCGGCAGGGGTGGGCATCTCACTCGGTGAACTGGTGCAAAAGTTTTCGCTGCTGGCGAATCTCACTGTGCCGCAACTCAAGAGCGGCGAGTTCAAAAAGCAATGGGACGAACTCGGCAAACTCGCCGAGCAGTCGCGCATGGATGCGGCTGCGCGTATTGCCGGTCTCGACAAGCAAACCGTTGACCATGAAAAGCTCGCGGCGATAGAAAAGTTCGCCGCCGACCGCGCCGATTGGGAGAAACTGACCAACACCAAAGCGCAGCAGCGTCAAGCGGAAATCGCCGCATTGAATGAGCAATATCTGAAAATCATCACCGGCCAAAGCCTGACTAACGCGCAGCAACTCGTGGAAGCGGAGCGGTACAACGTAGCTCTTGCGAACATCAACGACAAGTACGACAAAGCCGCAGCGAAGGTGCAATCCGCCGCCGAGAAGAAGCGCCTTGAGCAGTTGCAGTTCGGCATCGAGTACGAGAACAAATACTGGAACGAAGTCGCGAACACCACCGAGGCGCTGAATAAAAAAGCCGCCGAGATGGAGTTCGAGAACACGCTCATCGGCAAGACGAAAGTTGAGATCGACGCGCTCACCCAAGCGCGCGTTGACGGTGAGATAGTCGCGCTGGAAATGTCCTTGCAAGCCATGATCGGCACGAACGGGGTGCGCGACGAAGAGATACGTGCGATTGCCTTGCAAATAGAAGCCCTGCGCCGCCTCGACGATGCGCGCAAGGCGAAGGCTACTGGCGAGGCGGGAGTTGAGATCACCAAGGCAGAGATCAAGGCAGCGAAAGAAGTTACCGACGCGCAAACAGCAGCCGCTAAGAAGCAATGGGAGATGATCGACGGCTTCGCGCACGATGCTTTCGACAACATCTTCGACAAGGGCAAGAACGTATTCAAGGAGCTTGGCGACGCGATCAAGAAGTACCTGCTGGACATGCTCTACAAGATGACCGTGCAGAAGTGGCTCATCAACGTAGGCGTCGCGGGGGCAGGTGTTGGCGCGTCCGGGGCAGCGATGGCGGGCACGGGAGGAGCAGCATCAATGTTTGATCCTACCAGTCTGCTAACGTCCGCTGGCGGGATGCTTAATTGGTCGAGCATCATCGGGGGGTCGATGGGCACGTTCGGAACTGGGATAGCTTCCGCAATGTCAACTGGCATCGTGTCGGGCTTTGCTAATGGTATTTCTGCGCTAGGTCTTGGTCAAATCGGGGCAGGACTTGGGATGATGGCTCCTGGCCTTGCAATAGGCGCACTTGCGTTGAGTTCGTTATTCGGAAGCAAAGGAACGCCGACCGCCAGCACCGGCAACGCCGCCATGCAGTTCGACCCGCAAGGAACACGCACAGGAATGCAGACATTCTACGGCGGCTCCAGTGCTGCTACAGATGCGATGATAACTAACATGCAGACCAGCTACATGAAAGCGGCAATGGCGCTCGGCATCGGTACTGTTGCAACGAGCTTCAGCTACGGGGGCAACACTGGCAAAAACGGTCAATCCCCAAACTTTGCGCTGGGCGGTGGCAGCTTCTACCAAAGCGAAACGACAAGTAGCGATGCTGCGATTCAACTTGCAGCAAGTCGTGCTGTGTTTTCTGCGTTGCAAGGTTCCGAGCTACCAGGCTACCTCGCCAAAATGTTCGATGGCTTAACGGCTGGGAGCATGACTCAGCAGGACATCGACAATACGCTGGTATTTGCCGGAAGCGTCAAGCAGATGCGCGACGCGCTATTGGAGACCCGCGCACCGTTGGAAATCCTGCGCGCCAATGTTGACGCAGGCACAGCGGCGTTTTCCACCAGTGCCGCGACTTTCCGAACTGATTTCGTTGCCGCGATTGACGCGGGTATCGACCCTGTGGTGTTTGAGCAGTGGAAAGCCCTCGGCACGGCGATTGACCAATTAGCGCAGGCTGACGCCCAAGTTGCTGCTGCGAATGCCGAAGCTGCTGTCCGTGCAGCCGAAGCTGTGGCTCGCCTTGCTGAAATAAATCTCGGATGGCAGCAAAAGATAGACGTGTTGCAGGGCACGCAAACGCAGCGGCAGGTCGATCTGGCTAATGCTCTGACTGGGGCTGACGCTTCAACTGCGCTGCTAATCAATCAATTATTTGCATTAGAGGATGCGGCCGCTGCTGCCGCCGCTGCACAGGTTGTAGCACAGCAACGCTACGGGCTGGAAACACAACTGTTGCAAGTACAAGGAAACACCGCAGAACTTCGCGCGCGTGAGCTTACCCTACTTGATGCAAGCAATCAGCCGTTGCAGAAGCAGATTTGGGCTTTGGAGGATAAGGCATTTGCGGATGCGGCTGCGGCACAGGCGGCAATAGAATCTGCGCGTGTCAACCAACAAGCTGCGCAAGAAGCGGCGCGCGCGTCGCAACAAATAAAAGACGCGTGGCAATCCGTGACTGATTCAATTTTCAGTGAGGTCGCGCGGATTCGCGGATTGCTCGGCACGACGGGAACCGCCGGTGCAGAGTCGCGGTTCGCCATAGCCACTGCACAAGCGCGTGCGGGGGATCAGGAAGCAGCAAAACTCCTCCCGGCATTGTCTCGTGCAGTGCTTGACCTCGCGCAAGCCAATGCCGTTACTTCGCTCGACCTCGCCCGCGTGCAGGCACGTACCGCTGGGAGTCTTGAAACCACAGGACTTACCCTTGCTGGACAATACGGTTTGCAACTGCCGTCATACGATGTTGGAACAGCGTCCGTTCCTTTTGACATGGTTGCGCAGATACACAAAGGCGAGCGCATTGTCCCTGCCGCGTCGAACGATGAGCTGGTAAGCGAGATAAAAGCTCTACGGCAGGAAGTCGCGGGGCTGCGCCAATCGTCTGCCGAAACAGCATCGAACACGCGCGCATCGGAGAGTTTTATGCGGCGCATCTCGCCGGACGGTAATTCAATCACAGTAACGGTGGCGGCATGAACGTAATCGAACCCCTCGCGATAACCGACGCGCGACTCACGAGCAGCACAGTTGTTGAGACTGCTCCAACTGCATGGAACAGCGGTACGACATACGCACTGAACGACACTGCAAGCACAGCGGGCGCTGCGGGGCTAATTACAGTCTACAAGTCGATTCAAGCCGCCAACTTGAACCACGCCACCAGCGATGCCGCATGGTGGGTGAGCATCGGAACGACATACCAAGTGTGGAGCGGGGCGGTAACATATGCCCTTGCTGACAAAGCGATCAGTACCACAACCCATAAAGTGTACGAGTCCTTGCAAGCGGGAAACTTGAACCACGCATTTACCGAGGCGGCGTGGTGGCTGGAGCTTTACCCGACAAACAAGTGGGCGATGTTTGACGCCCTGCGCGACACCAAGACGGTCGTGCCGTCAACTCTTACGTTCGTTCTTACGCCCGGCGTGCGCTGCAACTCAATCGCACTACTTCACGTTTTAGCGAATTCAGCAACCATCACTGTGACAAGCTCTGCGGTTGAGGTTTACACAACAACGCTCGACCTCAACATCCGACGCACTTTTGGTTGGTATGATTATTTCTTCGGTCAATTCGCTACTCGCGAAAGCGTAGTCCGCTTCGACTTGCCGCCTTACACCAACGCTGTGGTAACCGTAACGCTAACAGCTACGTCGGGTAACGTCGAACTCGGCTTCTGCGGCATCGGCACTTTCCTGTATCTCGGGACGACGGTACAAGGCGCAGAATCAGACGTGCTTAATTTCTCATCCGTAACGCGCGATTTCGCTGGAGGCATAAGCAACATCGTGCAGCGGCGTAATGTGCTTAAAGGAGGCTATTCGCTCGTTACTGAGAAATATCGCGTTGACGCCATAGCCGAATTTAGAGAACATACCGGGGCTACGCCTATGGTGTGGTGCCCTTTAACAGATGATACCGACGGATGGTTTTATGCGTTGTTGATTCTTGGTTTTTACAAGCGATTTGCGATAAACGCCCAACACCCTGAACATGCTATCATATCGTTGGATTTGGAGGAAATATGAGTCAAACTGCACCAACACCAATAACCGCTCTACCAACCGCGCCGAGCACAAACAGCCCTTCGACCTTTGACGCGCTCGCGGATGTGTTTGTCGCCGCGCTTGCGGTGTTGCGCACCGACACAAATGCGATCAGCACCGTCAACTATAACAACGCGGTTGACGCATACAACAACGCGGTTGCTGCTGCGGCGAGTGCGGTGGCATCCGCTGCGAGTGCGGCGCAGGCGGCAAGCACTACGGGTGTTACGATATGGGTAAGCGGAACGACTTACGCGATTGGTGATGGGAGATTTTCACCAATCAACTTCCAGACATACCGGCGGAAAACGAACGGGGCAGGGACAACAGACCCGTCGCTTGACGCGACGAATTGGGAGTTGCTTGGAGCATCGCCCGCAGTAACCGCAGCAGCCTGCAATTTCAATCACATCTTTTACGGAGGTTTATAAATCATGGCAAATACGTTCAACTCAGTTGCTTCTCCGCAGGATTCCGTTATCGGAATATCAAACTTTTCAGCAGTCACCGCTTGCACCACGCGCGCCCCGACTGCCACGGCGGGACTGGCAGCGGCGAACATCATTGCGATGATACCGACTACGACGAAAACAACGCCACTGAGCCGCATCGTTATCAAGGGTAGCAGTTCTTCATTCACCGCGCCTACCGCTGCGCAGACGCTCACGCTATGGGTGTGGGACGGCACGACAGCTTATCCATATAAGGAGATGGTGCTGGATGCTAAAACGCCATCAACTGTTGTCGGTTCGTATGAGTACGACTACCTGCTGACTGACTTCAGTCTGCCCATCGGCTACGCACTCTATGCGTCAACCTCCATCACGACCACGGCGGCGACTACCGCGTTTGTGGCGATGGCTCTTGGGAGTGTGCTGTAATGATAGGTGCGAAAAATAAACTAGCGGTGCTGGACTCTCGGCTGGTAGGTGAGGTATGCCAATCACCTATCAATCTTGAAACAGTAACGCAAGGCGAGTGGATTGCTTGCGATGGGCGCGATCTTGAACGCAGCAGGTATTCTGAACTGTCGGCACTCTTTCCGATCAACACGACAACGAGCACGCTTCGTACACTGAACGCCATCCCGAACAACCGGACAATCGCATCTGACAGCACAAACTTTCTGTCGCCGGGAGTTGCAGGAACTTCGCCATTACAGGCCAGTGCAGATGCCGCTTCGTGGTCAACCTCAGCAACTTGGACAGCCGCAACCTCGCCAATCTGCATCATCAATGCAGGCGCTCGGTTTGTTATGGCTGGTTCTGGCGGAGACTTGACGCAACCCTATGTCGCAACCGTCGATCAGAGTGCGGCGAACATCGTTGCAAAAGCGAACTGGACGGCAACTACGGGCGGCACAACCCCGACTACTTCACTGGTGAAAGGTCTTGTGTACAGCCCTACTGCGAACGCTGGAGCGGGGCGCACACTGCTGATACGCAACGGGTCGCTTACTACTGCGGCGGGCATGTTCTACATGAACGATGGCGCAACGGTTTGGAATGCGTGCAGCGGCGGTTCCACCGTAACAAGAGCGTGCGGTTGCTGGACGGGACAGAAGGCTATCGTGTTCACAACCGCCACCAGCGTGTA